GACAAGCCATTGTCTACAGAAAACACGTCAACATCTGATAATGACGTACCACCATTTACCGCCGCGTAAAATGTAGAAAACTTTAACAATGATTTTAAATCTTGACTACAACACTTTTTTGGCGCTGCACAAGAAACTAAAGTTATTAAAAGTAATATAATAAGTTTTTTCATTCTTTTATTTTAATTTTTATATCGTGTGGTGCTGTTTTTTGACCACCAAAATATGGGTATAAATAATATCTATCTATATAATCTAATCTTCTGTTTTGCTCTATATCTCTATCAACAATAAACTCTTCACCATTTATAGTAAAAATATAATGTATTAATCTTTGCTCTATCGTAACATTATATATCTCATCAACTTCAACTTCCATTAAGTCACCTGATTTATGCTGACCCCAAGTATGTTTTAACCATCTAAACCACAACTCACCAGCTCTTTCACCTTCAGTATAATACGACCAACCAAGTCTTATAGAAGCTTCTTGATGTATTTGACCAAAGTCACTAAAGCCGTATATTTTGTTTACATCGTATTGATCTCTAGTATTACCACCAAAATCATATATCATTGACTCTGTAACTTTAACTAAAAAGTTTATTTTATAAGGCGCGTCATTATGCAGGTATGTACCAGATCTATGTTCACCTTTATTTATTTTAAATACTCTAAAACCGTCGTCATCAATTTTTTCACAAGTCGTAAGTAAAAAAATACATAATAAAAAACGCTTTAAATTAATCATGGTGAAAACAAAAACCAGATTTGTTACTAGTTCTTACTTTACATCTTTCACCATTATCTTTTATTCTTTTACATTGTTTTTTTAAAAGATCTTTAACTTTTTGTTTTTGTTTTCTTTTTTCGTTTCTAATTTGCTCTTTTTGTTCTTTTACTTTTTGCCTAACATCTTCAACAGCTTCATTTTCAATACCAAGCTCCCACCTGCTCCAACCTAAACCAACTGCTAATCTTTGCCACCACTGATTTTCACTATCAAGAGCAGCTCTTACGTTTTGTATTTTTCTATGTAATCTAGCTACTGGCACGTTAGTAGTACCTTCAATTAAATTAGCGTAAGCTTCCCAAGAAGGATTATCAATATCAAAAGTATTCATTTCTTTAATAACGTCTTCGTTATAATCTAAGTTTCTTTCAAAACTTCTAAGTTTTCTAACTTTAATACCTATTGGTGGTGATAACTGTAAAAGCTCTACCATTAATAAATTATCTTCTTTACCCCAGTCTTTCTTTTGGTTTTCAGCAAATCTTATAGCTGCATTTTTTATAGTAGATAAAACTGCACCAGCAACTCCAGAACCTCTTAATATACTATCAATTGACCCTTGTAAAAGTCTATCTCTTTTTTTATCAAATAGCTCTTCGTCTTTTTCTTCATCATCAAACATCATAGAAAATAAAGCTCCTTGTAAACCGTAAAATATTATATTTTGCACAGCGCCGTAATATATTATTTTTGAAACGTTAGCCATATCACTTTGTACTTGTGTTTTGTAAGGTGGTGATATTCTTCTGTTTATTAAATCTAAACCAGATTTTTTCATTAGTCTTGTGTACTGCGAAGTAACATTTTGAAAAGCTAATATCATACGGCCAAGCGGTGAAGCTTGTTGTTGACTAATCATATCAGGTCTTGCAGACTGCTGTGTGCTTTCTGCTATTTCTTGAAAATCTTCAAAAGCTTTTGTTTCAGCTTGCTTTTGACTCATGCCTTGTTTTATATATGTTTTAACTCTATTTCTATACATGCTAGAACCACCAAGAGCTATAGCAAAACTATCAGCTAATTGCGTAGGTAAAAAACCTACTTGTAATAAATACCTAACAGCAGCTCTAACTTGCTCTGTTGGATTTTTTGCTTTACTTACAACTTTTGCTATTTCAGCTGCGTTAACATCATAAGAAACACCAGCTCTTCTTTGCCTTAAAAAGTCTGAGTTAAATATAGTTACAAAATCACTCCAAAATTGAGTCTGATCGCTAAAAGCTTGAGCAGCTTTAAATATATTGTTATCGCCAAAGTTTATAAAATTAACAGTAGATATAGTCTGTAACACAGCGGATCTTGCGTTAAAAAACATCGTGGCACCAATAGACCCGTTTAAATAGTTTAAAAACGCGTTTACCATTTTATTGTTACCAGTAGTTCTATTAGTACCGTTTTTAATTCTATATAACATGTCGTTTAGAGCTTCAACAAAATTATCACCATATATAGCTCTGATTTTATTTATATTTTCAGAACTAAATATTATATCTGCATTTTCAATAAATTCGTTAAAAAACTTTGCTCTACCAACTCTACCTGTAGCATCAGCTAAATCTGTTCTTATATCACCAGCTATCCAATTTTCACTTGGCTCTACATAACCTTCTTCAGCTTTAGATATTAAACCTATGTTATCAGCAAAAGCTTTTAATTCTCCATCAGAATTAACTAAGTCAATTAAAGACTGTTTATCTGTTTTGCTTAAACCAGGTATATCAAAACCAGCTTTACTCCATAGATAAACTCTAATGGCATCAGAATAATAAAAATCACCTTCAGGTACTAGCTTGTTTAGTTTTCTTTTTGTTTCAGGAAAGTTTTTTAATAAACTTCTATAATCAGTTGTTATACTTTGTTTTGCCGCATTTAATTCTCTAAACGCTCTATTAAGAGGTTTTATTAAAGATCTTTCAAAAAAGTCTCTATGTTTATTACCAGCTTCACCTTTACCTATAAAATTATATAACAAACCTACAAAATCTTCATGTGATGGTGGTACAAAAAATCTAAATCTACCTTTACCCTCACCACGTTTTCTAGACTTAGCTTCAGAAAATCTTTTGTCAGCTTCAATACCACTTACGTCTTCAAGTATTTTGTTAAAGTCACCATTCATGTTTTTACTAAAATTTATTTTAGCTTGAACAACTTTTGACTTAATATCTAACTGTTCTAAAGCTTCTTTAACAGCTTTTACATTTGGCAAAGCATCATCAACAAAATACATATCATTATAACCTTGCGCAAACTTATCTAACATCCATAAGGCTTTAGCTTCACCAGTACTATTACCAAGACCTGTTATATTTTCTATTGGTAAATTTATACCTTCGCTTTTTAAATAAGCGTGTATTGCAGCTTCACTTTCAGGAGCTCTAGCTGTTAATATATAAACATTTTTAGGTCCAAACTTTTTAATTTGATTTTTAAGTTTTTGCATCAATGGTCCTGGCCTACCATCTGTAACTCTATTAAAATCAGTAAAGTCCATTTTCCAGCCTTCTTTCATAAGTTGATCACCCACAAAAGGCCACTCGTTAGAAGCTATACGTTTTGTTTCACCGTCTTTAGTAGCTATAATAACGTTGTCACTAATAGCAACTGTTTCGTCAAAATCAAACGTGCTCATACCTCTTGATTTTTCATAATTTTTAACAGATCTACTATTCACAATAGCTGTGCTTATTTTTTTAGCTTTGCTATAATTAGTTTTAGGTGTTATATTGTAAGCTTTATCAAAAGTTACGCCATCAACACTTACTATTGTTCTTGGGTCTATATTAATATCACCTGAAAAATATCTATCAAGCCAAGAGTCAGTCAATATACTCCAACCTTCACCCATACTAGTAGTTCTACCAGCTTCTTTAATGCTAGTTTTATCTATATAATTATCTAAAGCTATTAACTTGTAGTTATCCATTACTAACTGATAAGCCACATCAAAACTACTATTAAAATCATCATCTAATATAGACTCTAATAAATACAAATAAGCTCTGCTAGCTGGCATAGCATGCTCCCACTCGTATAGTTTACCGTTAAATCCTCTTGGCTTTGGAGACCAACCAACCCACTCAGCACCTAGTCTATGTGGATGCTCTGTTATTAAACTAACAGTACCAAAATAATTACCCCACACTCTAGCGTTTTGTTTGTTTTGTCTAATAGAACTTCTAACTCTTTCCCAAAGCTGTCTATGCATGCTAGCATTTATTTCATTAAACTCTTTTATTCTACCATCTTTTTGAGCTTTTTCAAACTCTTTAGCTGAATTACCAAAGACTTTATTATATGCTTGTGCTTTAAATTTAGCAGCTTTACCAGTAAAAGGTTTTCCATATACTAAATCTTTTCTGCTTAATAATTTATCTCTTTTTTCAGCATAATAACTATCAATAGTCATTTTTTTACCATCAACAATTATCTGCTTATTACGGTTACCACCTAAAACTCTACCACTAGGTCTTAATATTCTTTTTGTAATATAACCCTGTGGTAAACTAGATATTAATACTTTTTCAACTTGCTCAAAAAAAACTTCTACATCTTCTTTACTAGTAAAAGTATATTTACCTTTACCTATGAAACTTTTTAATAAAGAGTTTACGTTAACAATATCACTTTCAAAGCTAGGATTTAATACAAAATCTATAGCTGTATCAACTTTAGGTTGTTTGCTAAAAGCTTTTTTACTTTGAGCTGTTGTAATATCTGCTATTTCTTGAGCAATTTCTCTAGCTCTAGCTATATCACCAGCTTTTTGCGCTTGTTTTTGTTGTTGTTCTTTAACTCTTTGAGCTGCTGATAATGAAGCTTGTTGTGACATTACTACAGCTGCGCCTTTTATAAATTGACCAGATAAAATATTTCCACTTCTAACTATTTTATCTCCATTGACACCTAAATCTTGTTGAAACTGTTTAGCGGCTATAGTTAGTTCTTTATCTGTAAGATTTTTAAACCTAGGTTTTAGCTCCCACAAAGGAACTTGAGAGCTTTTACCTTGTGATCTAGCTCTTTTACCATTTGGCTTAAACTTTTTATTATAAAAATACTCAAGTATTTTATTTGGTAAACCAATAGCTCTTCCTAAAATTTCTCTTGATACTTCTATACCTTCACCTAACTTGTTTATGTCAGCATCTTTTTCTGTAACATTTGTTAAAGGTAATATTTTTATAAAGTTTTTAGCAGCGTTTATATTTCTAAAAAAGTCTTGTATTTTTTTTGCTTCAGAACGTACTGGTATACCTTTTATACCTGCGTTTAACTGTGACTTTTTTAACTCATTACCTTCGTTATCAACAATAATATCTTTTATTGTTATATTATCTGCTGGGTTTGATATTTTTTGATTAGGAATATCAAATATTATATTACCTACTATTCCTATATTATTGTCAATAACAGTTCTAAAATTACCTTTTTCATTAATAGACTTAATTATATCATCGCTTTTACTAGCTATTTTATCTATTTGTAAAACATTTACTTTGCTTACCTTTTCATCTAACTCTGGTAAAACATCGTTTTCTAAATCTGTTAAAGTATCGTCTTGTATTTGGTTAAAACTATCATTAAGACTTTGTGTATCTTGTTTTTCTTTTACTTTAGCTTGTTCGTATACTTCTTGTTTTTTAAACGCTATACTAGTGGTTACTAAAGTAGAAAACTTAGCTCTACCAGGTTTAAAACGTTGTATTAGGCCAGGTAAATATACAGAAAGTGCTGAAACTACATTTTCACGAGGTATATCACCTATTGAAGCATCATAACCTAAAGCTTTTAACGCTAAAGCATTATATTGTCTTAATAGCTCTTTGTTTGCACCAGCTACTTTAGATGGTTTTGAATTAGGATTTTTTATAATTCTAATTAATTTTTCTGGAGTAATTTGTTTTGAAAAAGTAAACTCAGCATCATCTCTTTTTGATACTTCTTCGGTTGTTTCTTTTTCTTGAGCGGTTTTTGCAATAGATTTTTTTATACCAACTATATCTTCTCTTTTTACTGTACCTGCTTTTAACTTTTTACCTAAGTTTATTAAAAAATTAACAGCATCATTTTCGCCATCAAAGTTTAAATCCAGCTCGTTTTTTGTAGCTTTTTTAACACCTAAATTAAGTAGATTAGCAAAAAAGCTTAAACCTTTAGTTTTGTTATTAAATCTTCCTTCTGCAGCTAATTCTAAAAAGTTAGCTATAACTTCTTCATCTACTAAATTACCATCTTTGTCTCTTTCTACTCTACCTATTAAAAGAAAATACAAGTTTTCATCTCTTTGCTGTACAAAATCTAGTAATTGATTAGCTATACCTTTAAAAGCAGCTTTGTTTTGGCCAAACACTTTAAATAAAAACTCATGACCAAGCTCGTGTGTTCTAGTTTCTAAACGATCTGCTTTAGCCATGTTCTCTACTATTTGCATAGGTGTAACGTTACCATCAAGATCAACTACATTTACACCGTGAGCACCTTCATCAAAGTTATTTTTAATAGTTTCTTTATCAGCATCAGATATATTCATACTGTCAATAAAGTTTTTAGCTTGCTCTAAAGTTTGAAAGTTTTTAAAGTTTTTAGATATTTTATCTTTTTTACTATTATAATCTTTATTTATCTCTTGTTTATTAAATATTATCCTAGATCTTGTGTCTATATCATCATTAGTAGGTTCTGCTTTACCTTCATTAATAAGTTCAGTGGTAGCTTGACTCATTATTTCTTCAAGTCTAGCTACATCTTTTTTATTATTACTATTTCTAAAAGCTGAATAAGCGTTTCCAAAATTCTTTTCATCTCTTAAAATATCTCTAGAGCTTTGTAGTTTGTTAAATTCTGCTTGAGCTATATTTAATAATTCAGTCTTTTTATCATTTGTAATAGTATCGTCATTAATAATACCTTCTACTCTTATTCTTATTTTTTCTTGCTCAACAGTAATAGCATTATAAACATCAAACCAGTATTTAGATAAATTACTTGTTTTTTTATCTACTTCTTGTAAAATGTTTTCATTATCTATTTTTAATCTACTTATTTCATTTGTAACAAAATCTATACTACTTTCTAAATTAGTAGTATTATTTCCTTTTGTTTTGTTTGCTTTTAACGATGTATTTAATTTTTTTAGAGTTAACTCAAGATCAGTAATGTTTTTTAAATTATTTCTATAACCATTATAAGAACTATAATCGCTAAATTTTTGCATTACTAAACCTTTTGCAAAAGGTGTGCCACCAAATACACCGCCAAACATTAAACCGCTAAACATAGCGTGATCTAAATTTTCAGTTAAAGGACGACCGCTTATCATGTTTTGAGTTAGAGTTGTTAAACCTTCTGCAGACATTTCTAATAAAGGATCGTAAACTAATTGTCTTTTAGCAAAAGCTTTAAAATAATTTTTTATACCACCTTCTATTAAATCTCTACCACCTTTACCAAACAAAACACTAGCACTACGCTGCATTACAGGTAAAGTTAAATATCTATCAAAAACTATTTCAGCAGCACCATAACCAACACTTTGTAACATTTTATTAAGTAAACCAGTTTCGTTACCTAATTCTTTATCTTGTTGTACTATTTCTAACCATCTGTCACCAGCAGCACTTGCACCTAAAGAGTATATACCTACAGTTGGTATTGCTAAAGTTGCAAAAATAGGTATTTGATTAGCAAACTCTTGAGCTATAAATCTACCAAAACCTTCTAAAGAATTAAAAGAGTCTCTAAAAGCAACGTCTTTTTGAAACTTGTCTTTATAGGCTTGATTAGACTCTTGCATGTCAAGAAACATTTCATCTAAGTTTTCATTGTCTACACCAAATATACCTGACTGTAGTTTAGAAGCTCCGTAAGCGCCTGAAGTAACAATTCTTCCAAAACCAGAACCTAACAAATAGAAAAACTTTTGCATATCGTTATAGTTTCTACCTATTAAATCAGCTTGAATATCAATATTTTCTGCTTTTTCAATATTAGCAAAAAGCTCGTCTTGTAACGACTCTATTCTTTTATAATCTTCTTGAGATGATAGCACTGAGCTTACATAAGAATTATAATCTTCTTCAGACATAACAGTACCATTTTTAAGCGTAACTGTAGGTTCATCAAAAAAAACAGGTAACTCTACTGGCTCACTTGACTCTGTTATTCTTAAAAACTCTTTAGCTTTACTAATGTCACTATTTTCATCATTTAACTGGTTTTTAATTTTTTCAATAGCTGGTTTAAGTTTAGCTTGCGTAGTAGCTATATTTCTCTTTCTTTTAGAGTTTTCTTTTTTTGCAATTAAACTACCTAGTTTAAGTATAGCGTCCACATCAGTTTCTTCTATTTCATCAGAGTTCATGTAAACACTAGCTTTTTCGTCAAAAAGTTTAGCAGCGGCTTGTTTTTTTAAGTTATTTCTTACTATATCTTCTACTTGTTTTTCTGTAGGATTTTCAACCCCTTGGTTTATAAGACTTTTTCTAACAGCTTTTTTTTCTTTTTCGTAAGGCATTACTTCTGTGCTAATAGTTCTACTAACACTACCATCAAAAACACTTTTTGTTTCTGTTCTAGGTTTAAACAAGTTAGGATCATCAAACTCTTCACCTGCTTTAATTTTTTCATCTTCTGAAACATACAAGGCACCGCCTTCAGCTGTTGCTTTTCTAAATATTTTATTTACATCTTCTTGAGCTTGCTCTGATTCAGATATGTCTTCTTGAGACATTGTTCTACTTAAAAAACTAAATAAATCGTTTGAAGATTTTTTAACTAAAGATCTATATATGTAATCAGCAGCTTGTTTTTTATCTAAAGCAAAATCTATTTCTATAGATTCATTACTACCTCTTTTAGTAATTTTAACCTTGTTGCTTGGTAAAAATAAATTTACATCTTCTTCTACTTTAAAACCGCTACCTAATATTTTTCTTAACTGTATAGCTGCGTTTTTTTTGTTTTGATTAAAAAAATTTTCAAGATTATTTTGATAATCTTTTGGATCTTCACTATGTAAAAAACCAAAAACACTAAACTTATCTACTTCTGTATCTAACTCAACTTCGTTATCATTTAAATAAGCTATTGGATCAAAACCACTAGTTTCTTGCTCTGTATCTTGTATGTACTTTAATGGATCAAAAGACATTATATTGGATCTAGTTTAATATTTGGATTATTTTTTATAAACTTTTCACGAGCTTCTTTGTATCCTTCGTCATTAACATTATCAGGGTTGTTAAAATATTTTACAGCTTCTTGTATAGCTTCGTAATCATTTATTTTTTCTCCAATTTTATTAAATTCAACAGCACTTAAAGGTTTACCATAGAGCTCATCGTACTCTTCTTGAGTAATTACTTCAAATTGTAAAGCATCGTCAAGTATTCTATTTACTGTGTTTATACCTACGTTTTGCTGTTTACTTAAATCTTTAACTTGTTTCTTTAACTCTTTAATAGTTTGTGATTTACTTAAAGCATCTTGAGTTAACTCTTTTTTTCTTTCTATTGCTTTATCAAGCTCAGTGTTTCTATATACATCTGATGTATCATAAAGAGTTTTGTAGCTGTTTGACTTCCACTCAACAAAAAGTTTAACGGCGTCTTTAATCTTTCTAGGATCTTCAATATATTTATCTGGATCTTCATCTCTAGTTTGTAAAAATTTAAGAAAACCATCTTGTCTAAACAAGTAATCACCAATAACATTGTCATCTCCAACATTTAAAATTGCTGCTATAGTACTTTGAGTGTCTTCTAAATTAAACGGCGCTTTTCCAGGAAGTTGTTTAATTTGATTATCTAAAGTAATAAATGCTTGATCAAGACTATTAGATTTATTATTTCTTGTTTTGTAAAGATTTAATTCAATAGGATTTTGTCCGTTATTTATGAGAATATTACCATTTTCTTGTATAGTCATAATGTCATAAATACTTTTGTTTTTAAACATTTCTGCTAAAGCTATTTTTTCACTTGTATTGTATGGTGAAGCTTTACCATCATCATCAAACTCTAATTTAGATGTTCTAGCCGCAAGCTCTAACTGTTCACTTAAGTTTTTAAATCTATTTCTAACTTTTTCCATAGTTTCTATAGCGTCAATGTATCTTTGATCGCTAGAGCTAATACCAGAACTAACTATTTTTGCAGCTTCAGTATATTGCTTTTTACCATCAGATAAATAACTAGTTACTTTAGCTCTAAAAGTTTCTGGCAACTTTTCATACTCAACAATACCAGCGTTTGTTTTAGTCATTAAATCTGCAGTTATAGCTTTTTGCCTTTCTGCTTCTTTTTTAAACTTTTGTATAGTAGGACTTAAAGATTTACCATAGTCTATTACTTTTGGCGCTCTTCTACCACCACCACCTATTTTAAAAAAATCTGCTCTTGCCATATTAACCTTCTTTTTCTTCTTCGTTATTATCATCTTTTACTTCACCACCAAATATACCAGCTTTACCTAAATCAGCTATACCAGATATAGCTTCACCAACACCACCGATCATATTTTGTGTAGCTTGTGATCTAGCTTCTTGAAGTTGTTGTAACCTATCATCTCTACCAGCCTGTAACTCCATTATATCAAGAGTTCTTTGTCTTTCTTGCTCTTGTCTTCTTGCTTCACCAGACATAACAGTTTGTTGAGCTGCTTGTTCTCTAGCTTGTATTTGCGCAGCACCTTGCGCGGCTAAACGTTGATTAGCTGCTTCTTGTTGACCTATACTAGCAGAACTTCTAGCTCTATCAGCTGTAGCTTGATTAGCCATAGTTTGTGCTAAACCAGCTATACCACTAGCACCTGCCGAAGCTTGAAGGCTTTGCATAATGTTAGCTCTTTGTTGAGCAGCTTGTTCAGCTTCAAAATCTGCTTGTTGAGTATTTACTGTTAAATCTTCGTAAGGATTTTCAAAATTAGTTTGTAAGTCAGCGTAAGGGTTTACAAAACGTTGATCTTGTAAAATTCTTTTATTTTCTTCAAACTGCTTTCTAGTTCTTTTCATGTCACCTCTTAATCTTTTTCTTTCTTGAACACCACCAAATATAGACATAGCGCCTTGAGCTATACCTAAAGCTCCAGATATTGCGCCTATAAATTTTGCCGGACTTACTTTTTTACCTAATGCCATATTTTTTATTTTTTATAATTACACTATATATCAATTATTTACTACTTTGCTGTACTTCAGCGGTTACACCAAACAGTTCTGCTTTTTCATCTGAGTCATTTACGAAGGTAACTTCTGCGTAATAACCTTTTAAACTATTAGCGTTAACAATATTATCTTTAGCAAACATAATAAAGTCTGAGTCAACAGGCGTAAAGTTTGGATTATTTATTATTATCTTAGAATTATTTGTATTTCTGTTTTGTATAGAGCTTATTACACCTACTAAATTAGAACTTTGAACTTCACTAACAGCGGTTACATAACTGCTATTTGTAGTTGTAGGTACCGCAAATAAAAAATCACCAACTTGAACAGAAACGTTTAAAGGAAATGAAAAATTTAATTCTAGCATATTAATGTGTAGTTGTTAATGTTAATATTTTATCTAAATCTAAAGTTAAAGTAAAATTAGTATCACCTAAGTTTATAAAATCAATATCACCAGAAACTGTAGCTGTAGCTGCGCTACCTGTAAAATACATAGCTGTACCGCTTAGTATTGTATAGCCACTAGCTAAAGCGCCACTTGTTGTTATTGTAGTTCCACTAGCTACAGCAGAAACTGTTATACTAGCACCACCGCTAGTAACACCTAAACCTTTAGCTTGCATCGTATTACCAGCTTTTATACCAGCTGTAGTTGCAACTTGCCATGTAGTACTATCAGCTGATGTTAAATCTTGCCCAGCGGTTGTTACTACATTAAATTCTGTAGGTTGACCTGTGTCTACGTTGTTAACAAAAGGTAAAGCAACAGTCATTTCGTTTAATTTAAATTTAGTCTTATAAGATTTAAAAGCAGCGTTAGGACCATAACCTCTAAATGTTAAAACAGAATTTTGTTCTGTAACTGGAAAACCGCTTACTGTATTAAAGAATATTCTTGTAACACCATCTACTAAACTACTAGCGTACTTACCACCTAAAGCTCTTAATTCTTCATGAGTTTTTATGGCTACTATTTTATAAGTACCAGCCTCTAAAGATAAAGCTCCTCCACTAGCGTTTACACCTGAAATTATATCGTAACCAACAGCTAAACCTTCAGCACTATTTACATCTATATAGTTATAAATAAGAAGTCCAGTACCAGCTGTATCAGCAGGTTGTGAATCAATATAAACAGTACCTGAAGTTTTTGTAATATAAAAATCATTTGCTTCTGGTTGTTTTAATATAGATAAAACTTTATTAACACCACTCGTGCTTATTGAAAAGCTTGTTTCTTTTCTATTAATAGGTGATATAACCTCTATATTGTTTTGATCCAACTCAAAAATACCTCTTGAAGAAGCATAAGTTGTTGAAGAAGGTTCTACTACACCAGCGTTAGCAGATAAAACAGCTATAGTAACAGTTGTATCTAAGTATTGATAAACTGTTGATGGGTATGTTAAACTACCATCAGCATTAGTTTCTTTGCTAAAGTTAGGTGCTTTATATAAAAAACCTTTATCTACTAAATTAGTAGATAGTTCAGTTTCAAAATGCGTTTCAGCTCTTAAATATATATTGTACTCATCGTTATCAGTAACAGTAGGGAAAGTTACACTACCTGTATATATACCAGAGCTATTTATTTTTTGTTGAAGTAAACTAACAAAACTACTTTGAAAAGCTTTAGTTTCAAAATTGTAATAATGATTATCTTCGTTTGTTATATATATAGTAAAAACACTATCAGCGTCACCATAAACAAAAAAGTCTCTTGTTGTTGAGCTTTTTGGTAAATCTGTAGTATTAAATCCAAAATTATTTATTGTCTTCATAATAACGAAAGTCTTTCTATTAATTTATCTGTACTAAAAGTGATAGAAGCTCCAGTAGAATCAAAAACAGTCATTCTAATTCTAAGAATTTGTTCTGTTTCATTGAGACCCCAAAAATATCTAAAGTTTGCAAACGTAATATTGTTGTTATAACTATTTACAGCTAAACCATACGCGTTATTTGCTGAAGTAATTATTTGAGTATAGCCACTTGTTAAATTTCCAAGATTATCAACTGTAGCATACTCAAGAGTATTTCCTTGATAATTGTAAGGTGGACTTGGCGCTGCAAACGGTACACCACCAGAAACTAAACTAGAAAAACCTACTGATACCGCTGTAGAATCAACACTGTTAGCTAAAGGACCTTGAGTTGCAAGTTCTTGAACAGCAAATAAAGATCCAGGAGATAAAGGTCTTGGTGGAGTTAAAACTTGTATGTTGTTAGAAAAACCTATACCTTGCACAGATATTTTACGAGTATCTACAACTACGTCAGAGTTTGCATAATCTATCTTATTACCTTTAATGTAATTAAACCATTTGTTTTCTTTTTCTACAAAATAAGAAATATTACCTTTTTCTAAATCAGTTTCTATATTATCAACGTACCAACCGTCTTTATTTTCTAAATATTTATAACTAACATTGCTATAGCTGTCTAAAACTTTTGATTGACTACCTTCATAAGTTAAAGTCCTAAATTCTTTTACAGTGCTAGGTTCTTGGTTAAATATAAAAGAAACTGATGATGGTACAAAACCATTTGCATCGTAAAACTCGTTTCTTCTAGCATTTTCATCATGATGTTTAAAAATATTACCACCTTTAAAAGTATAATATTTATTAGAACAACTAACACCATTTTCAGGTATAAAAGATTTAAAACTTGTCCAACCTTTTACTTGCTCACTATAAGAAATAGTATAGCTTGTAGCGTTTTGTTGTTGTAAATCAAAACTAATTTCGTCATTATGTACTGTTAAGTTATAATGACCTTTGTCTTGATCATAGCTACCAATTAAATATTTAGATGTTTTTAAATTATCACCAAACCAGTCTTTCATACCAGCGTCAGATATAGGTGTTAAACCATCCATTGATAATCTTAACACAGCACCTCTTTGTTTGTCTGTAAAATAAGCTCTATAACTTTCACTAACAAAGCTTTCTGGATTTTTTGAAATACCAAAGCTTCCAGTAAACGGTATTGTTTGGCCTAAAACATCTGAGCTTGAAGTTACGTTTGCTTCTCCATCAGCTGTAAATAAAGCGCTTTTACTAGCTAGTATTTTTAAAACTCTATCTTCACATAAAGTAACTAAATCAGTTTGTCTAGTAAATAGTTTTTGTATACTACCGTAAGTCGGATTAATTTCTTTAGTTATATTTTCAGCTTGTATGAATTGATTTAAATTATTAGTACTTGATATAGAGTTGTATAAACCTGAAAATATTAAACCATATTTTCTTCTTTCTTCTTTTATTAAAGACGTGTCTGATAAAGTAGCAGAAGCAATAGCGCCGTTATCCATAAACACTTTATTAAAACCATCTTCTATTCTATTTGACTCTACACCGTTACCGTAAGAATAACAGTTATACCAATTTAACTCAATAGGACTATTATGTATGTTTCTATTTATTTGTAATTTTCCAGGTTGAACTATATCTTCAATTGAAATATTAAGGCTATTATTGTTCTTGTCTGTTACTTTAGCAATACCAGGGGTAAAAGCAACTGCAGCACTGCTTACTAAAATAATATCATCACCATCGTGCTCAGTAACTATAGAGCTAATTAAATTACCATTAGCATCAGTCTGAGATATAATAGAACCTATCTTAATAATATTTGGTAGATCTTTTGCTGTTAACGTAATAGGATAAGTTTGACTTGCTTCGTAATAAATATCTAAAGGTGTTTGATCTTTTGGTTCAGTTTCCCATATAGCTGGGTTTTGAGGTAAAGGAACTTCATCTTCTACTAATTGAACTATTTCCATAGTAACAAATGTAGCTGATGAAACTCCAGTCATTAAAGAACCACCACCAGCTTCTATAGAGTTTATTGAGTTAGGTGAGTAACCGTTTAACTCACCGTCTATTATAGGGTTCCAAGTCATAGGTTTGTCAACACTAATTCTAAAGTTTCTGTTCCAGTTTTCTGGCCTATAAGCTGTTTGTTGAAGTATACTATCACCAAGACCATTACCGTACATATAAGCGTTATATCTTAATAAAAACCAGTCTGGATTATTATTACCTGTTATTGTATAAATAGTTCCGTTTGGATCTTCTTTCCATCTAAACTGAGTACCTACAGTCATTATAGGATCTACAAAATCTTTTTGCTCAAGACCATAATGTGAGTTTTCAGATTCTCTTCCTATGCTATATATGCTAGAACCACCGTTAGTCCAACCTTTATATTTTCTTGGAGTTAAAGGTATATTTAAACCTGCACTATCTGCGCTTGGTAAATTACCAGCGTTAGTTTTTCCATCAGTACTACTAGCATAAGTGTTTCTTTGTGCAGAGTTTTCTCTATTAGGGTCTGGCTGTAAACCACCAAAACCTATTTCTATTATACTAGAATTTGAGTAGTTTGTTATACCCATGCCTTCATGAACAATGTTGTTTGGTGATGCGTTAGACAAAGTATGGTCTGTACCTGTTTCAAAACCAGTAGTTGGTGAAAAAGCACCTCTTGAATTATTACCATCAATATACCAAACGTCTTCATAGCTAGTATTTGAAGAAGAAGAAGATCTATCGTTTATATCAAAATTAACTTGATTTCTAAAAAAAGCGGTAAATTTATACCAAAAATCTTGACTATAGTTTTGAAAAAGGCCTGGTGTCCAACCATAAGAAGTGTTAACATTTGCACCATAAGAAGCTGGATTAGTTACTTGCGGAGCGATAGCACCGTAGTTATGAAAAGTAGGGTCGTATTGAGGATTTAAACCTGGGTTATAATAAGGATCTTCAATATTATTATCTGCGCCTATAGAATGTATGCCAATATGGTTTGGTGATAAAAAATATAATTTTCTAGACGCTACGACTTTGTAGTTAGTGCTTACTGTTTGGTTACTACCTATATTTTGTTTTACGTCAAAGTCATTAAGTATTTTAACAAAAAATCTACCATCAAATTTAGGTGAATTAACAACTTTTATTTCTTCAAATGAAATTCTTACACCTGAAGCAACGCCATTAGCATCAAATATAAAATCTGTATCGTTACCAAAAGTTTTTTCTATATTTATTAATATCTCACCTACAGGATAACCACTTAGATCAGGTTCATAGCCAATACTTGTTACTTCATAGTAATTAGAAACTTGAGTACCACTACCTATAAATCTAAACCTTAATCTTTTTGCTTTAGCTAGTTCGTGTATATGTGACAAACTACCATTTTTAAAAGCAAACCCAATACTAGGATCTGCTAAAATATTTAGTTTAGTAAGACCGTTAAGATTACTTATATTACCAAAAAGCTGATTATTAGTTTCAGTAGCTTGTCCTATAAGAAAAGCTTTTTCTTTTATGTAATCAGGAGCTTCGTTTTCTATAGCTATAACTTTATACTTAGCTTTTTCAACAACCAACTCTTGTGACTCACTACCTTTTTTTAATATTATATAACTATCAATATCTACTTTATTTCTATCAGCTGAAGCAAAAGCTAACCACACGTTACCGTCTTCAGCATCATAAAAGCGATCCATCGCTAAATTATAATACTCACCTGAAGTTTCTTTTACGTAAAACTTAAAACCTTTAGCCCAGTCTGGAGCTACACTTTGAACTTGAGCAATAAGTTTATTAGCCTTATCAGCATCTTGCTTAGTTATTTGCTCTGTAGAAGAGTTAGTTGTTAATACAGGTGTTTCTCTACCATATTCGTCTGAATAAACAATACCAACTTGATAATCTCTTAATGATTTTACAGATTTTACACCTAAACTAGTGTTTAATATTGAGTTTTTTGAAAAAACATATATTCCAGTTTTATACTCAACTTCAGCGGTAGGTGAAACAAGATTATAATTTTGAACATAGTTACCATAAACTAATCTGTTAGCAACTATTTCTTGTGACTTTGCAAATCTTGGTACATTATCAAAAGATCTTAATATTTGATTACTAGGTAATAAAGAATAAATTGTTTCTGATTTTACTTCATAGCTACCAAATCTTTTTGTAGGTAGTCCTGTATTAACATCAATTATTTCTTGTTTGTATTCGTCATCACTAGGCTTTAAAGTTTCTAATATATAAACAGAACTAGAATCAGACTCTTTATAAAGCAAGTCAATAGCTACTACATCATCTGGTTGATCTTCTGTAACAAACTCTTCAATGAAAAGTTTAGTTAATCTATTAGTCATACCTAAATTATAACCTTTTCTTGGGTGATAATCAAAGCCACCAGCTAAAAAAGCTATTTCTGAAAACGGTGAAAAGCTAGAATATTCATTATCTTCATACTTATACCTGTAAGCAAACCTTGGAAATTTAAATTCAAATTTATTTATATTATCATCGGTATCAAGCGACATATAATAATTAAGATCTCCTAAAGGTATTGTAGGGCTTATACTTAATATTTCTATTTGAAAAATAGTAGCTACAGGTGTGTTTAAACTAGGCGGATTTGTACCTTGCGCTATTGCTAAAACTTTAGCTTTTACTTGATAATTTGATAAAGGAACTGGTGGTATGTTTGTTAAATAGTTTTGAAAAAGTATTATGTCATCTATTTCAATTTCAAAAGGCTGAGTAGGATCTGCGTTAGCTGGAGGATAAACTACTATTAATGGAGTATCACCAACGTTTTTATTACTAAAATCTGTAACTAAACTACCACTAAAAGTACCTTGAGGTATTTCTGTTTCCATATTTAAAACAGGTGGATATTTAGGTGCTTTTTTAATTACAGTAATATGTTCTTCTAATAAATCTAAGTTAGTTACTTCATTGTTAACTACAAGTTTAGTATGGGTATCAATATCTACAGTACCTTGTATACATCTGTTAATATTAATCTTTTTTGGTTCTGATATATCGTCTGTAAAAAACAAAAGATCATCTATTATATTTATACCAGTTATAACTCTATCGTATTCAAAGCTTAATATATTATTTCTATCAACTAAAACTAATGTATTTAAATCGGTGTCAGTATCGTATCTTACAATAACATTAGTTTTACTACCAAGTAAACCACCTGTTGTACTGTGCATTTTAACAAAATAATATATATGATTATTTTTTTCATCAGCTATAACACCAACACAAACACCATCATCGTTAGAAGATATTCTATCAATTCTATTTCTTGTGCCTAACACATTTTGAATAGTACCTATATCAGAACCTTCTGAAGTTTCCACTTGTACGTTCATAGCATGTCTATACTGTCCAACTGGCAGTAATCTTTCATCAAGGTCTTTGTTCATTTTACCTTGAGTAAAAGTGTTCTGTATTTTAGCCATATATTAGTGTTTAATCCACTTAGATTTGTTTCTAAGTACTTGTGTTATTTCTTCTAACTTAATATTTGATAATCTTAACTTAGCTTGTCTAATAGCAGCAAACTTTTCCTTTTTAAATCTATTAACAATGTATTCTGGAACATTAGCTTTACCTGCTAGTATAGCGTGAGCTATATATCTATACATAGCTTCTTCTGCTAATTTATGAACTTGCATCTCTTCATCTGTACCTAAACCATCGCTTATATAATCTATAATTACGTTTTTACCAGAAATATTAGAACTAAAATATATGTAACCGTTGTTAATATAAAAAGTTCCGTTTACTTGAGCTTGCTCTGGGTTTAATCCATATCTTTCACCAACAACTAAGTCATAAGTACCGTCATCATACTTATCAACGTTATCATCTGGAGTGTAAGATCTATAGTTAGAAAGTGTTTGTGATATTTTTTTATTAGATAAAAACGTAGCTTCAGTACTAACTGTAATTGCGTTTTCAGAAGTTGTTATTACAGAGCCGTTAACATCTATTACAGTTGTTCCAACAGGAAAATCAATTGAAGACACTAACATACCTACTTTTATTTGATTTGCGTCTGAAGTAGAGTTAGCTGTAATTTTATTACTACCAGAAACAATAGTTAGATCTTCTAATATAAAAGCAGATTCTTCTTCAAATATTAAAGAGCCATCAACATTTGTAAAAGTTAAAGTTTCATCTCCCGTGTATGTAGCAGGATCACTTATAGTTATAGTTGTAATACTAGAGTTGTTAGTTACACTTGTTACAGTAGCTCCAGCTGGTACGTTTGGTGCTGAAACAACCATACCAACTAATATGTTTTTATATTCTTTATTTAAAACAATAGTAGTACTTCCATCAGTCATAGTACCTACAGCTTGTAATTTATACTCACCTTGTTCGTTTTGCAGTATTGGTTCTGGATTTTTAGTATATTTAGTAGGATATATTACGTGCATAATACCAGCGCTGTCTGACCAAGATAATTTCACGTAGTTAACGTAGTCTTGAGGTAAAACTACTGATAAAGTTGAAGGTACAGTTACTTCTTGTGATTTTACAGATTTAAAAGTATCAAACGACATTTCTTGCATAGCTCTTTTAGCATGAAAAACTACATCTGATCTTTTAGCTTTGTTTATAATTTTTTCTTCACCAACGTATACAAAGATAAAAGTATCTATTAAATCTTTCAAAGAAATAAATTGGTAATCACCGTAATTACCATTATCATAATATTGTTGTTGTGTTTGATTAAGTAATGCCATTTATTATGATTTTTCTTGTTGAATATCTTTTATTTCTTCTTGACTAGCGGCTTGATATAATTCGTTGTTCATCATTATACCTGCTAGCTGCAATATTTTGTTTATTAAATTGTTTTCTTCTGATATATCTAATTCAAAATCTACACCAGTTCCGCTGTATAAAGCTTCTCCATTAGTAACAATATAATTCCAAATAGGTTTTTTAGGTATGCTATAATAATATATAAACGTAGGATTTGTGTTTAAGGTTTCTCCAACGTTAACACGTATTTCATTATTTCTTATATTAGCTATAGGTTGACTTGTTGATGGTTTTAATAAAGGCACATTGTTTATTGCTGCTCTAAAATCTTCTAAATTTAAAATAGAACAGTCTCTATTATTAAGCTCAACTCTTATTATTCTATAAATATCATCTGGCAACAATATAGCACCATCAGGCAATGTTAATAATTGACCTATAGAAGTTGAGTCTAAAGTTTTTTCAAAATGTTGTAACTTGTGTTCTATTACACTTACCGTGTCAGCGTAATTAGTATTATTTCCAGGAACTCTTAAAAATTGATTTAAATCAAAAAAGTATTGTTCGAATATATCTTTTTGAGCCTGATCAGCAAACAAATTAAACTCTTGAGGTGTTACGTAACCTCTTTGCTCTTTGTTAGCTATTGCTAAAACTTTTTGATATACTGTGTCTATATTTATCATATTTTTTTATTATAGTATTGTAACCACCCCGAAGAGTGGTTACTCCACTAAGGTTGTTACGAATTTAATCGTTTTTCTATATTTGCATATATTTCCATACCTTCATCAGTTTTAAACCAATGCGCTAAAGCAGTGTATGGATGCTCATCAAAAGGAACTGTCATTATAGGTCTATTGTTTGAAGCCCATAAAAAGTTTCTTTGATCATCAGATAACTTGATAATGTTAAGCTCAACAGCTTTAATACCAAAGTTTCTAAGTTGAACGTTATCATCATTAGCTAACTCTAAGAACAAAGCTGGATTATTTCTAGCAAACACTAATAAATCACGCTTAAGTTCTTTAGAACTTAAATTAGACACGCTAGAACCTTTTTCTACACGTAATATAGCTTCTGCCATATCTACATCCATGTTTCTAGCTGCTAATATTGCATCAGCTTCCATCTCTAAAATTTCTATTTCATCTGCAGCTTCAACTTCAGGTTGATGCTCGTAAAATATAACGTCTTTATGCGGGTGATATAAAGATAATAACTTTTGTAAAGTTGTTTTTTGTTTTTCTACGTACAAAGCACCGTTTCTAAAAACAACGTGTTCTAATCTTTGATCACCTTTCATTTCATCAACAAATGGAGTTTTTTGATTTTGACAATACTTAAGTTCTCTTTCGTAACCTTTTTCTTCATCAAAATAATAAATACCATTTGTTTTTAACATATAAGATAAAGGTTTTCTTTGAGATTTTAAATAATAAACTCTATCTTTTATTTCCCAAGTTGCTTTTTTAGTTTCAACTTTTTTAGTTTTTGGTGTTTCAACAACTGGTGTTTCAACTATCTGTGGAGTTTCTTCAACGTCCACTTTTGTTTTCTTTTTTGCCATAATATAATATATAATAAAATTAATAAAATAAAGTCGAGGCCGAAGCCCCGAC